ACATCTGAACAAACATTGCTTCACGTTTATTCTGATTAATTTGATTATCACCACCTTTAATAAAATGATACAATTTACGAGATTCATATGAAAGAGAAGTGTGTTCTGTTCCTTCTGGTACTTCATTACGAATATATGGAACCTCACCATCAGGCAAATCCCACACAATTTTTGGATCAAAAGATGCTTTGATTACCATCCTTAATGCATCATGATTATATTCTCTTAGAAGACCAACTTTCTCCTGCTTAGTTTTGACTTTTGAAACCTTTTCCAAGATTTCTGAAATTAGTAAATCCATTTTAAAATTCTCCTATAGATTCAGTGAGATTTTTCAATCTCTTTTGTATAAAGTAATTTAGTAGTTTGCTGCGATCACCAACTGGAGCCTCTTTATATGTATTAATTATCTCCATAGAAAGTTCATCTGGCGTATATGTCAAATCAATTAGCTTTCTATTTCTTTGGTAATTTCTTTTCACTTCATCATTGGGTGCAACATCTTCAAAGTTATGTTCTATCCATGAAGCAATTTTATTTTTTCCAAGGGGTTTTTGGCGAAGGCCATCGGTAAATGTATTATCAGGGGAGAGAACATTTGGAACACCATCACTGCTATCTCCCTTAAAAATATGTTCTTTAAGATATGCGCCAGGATTTTTCCCATTTACCGTTTTCTTAGTGATTGGACTGAACTGTTTTACATTAGGATATTTTTGAAGTTGAATAAAGTCTTTATCTCCAGAAATTATCATAATCTCTTCTGAATATTCTGAACAAAGTGTTCCTATGATATCGTCAGCCTCTGCGCCATACACCTCTAGAAATTTATATGGTAGGTTATTCCTAAGCTCATCTTTTATCTGGTTAAGACAGAGAAAAATAGCATCCCAATCATGACTAGATTTTTCTCTGGTCTTTCTTCTTCCAAATTTATACTCTGGAAAATAATCACGCCGCCAATAATGCTTGGAGTCATAACACAAAACCAGTTCATTAAATTCTGAAGAAAATCGAGTACGATACATACGCAAGGAATTGAGAATCATATGTCTTACCATACTCTCATCAATTTCTTTAGACTTACTCATATGCAAATGCATCATTACACTAGCAACTGAGATTTGATTCATATCAACTAATATCATTCTGGAACGAACATATGAGCATTAAAACTCATACTCCTTCTTTCACCTTCTGATTTAAATGGATAAACAAAATGTCTTAACCATGAAGGAAATACTAATAACTTTCCTACCTCTGGTTTAAACTTTAAATTATCACTTCTAAAATTTTGATTTTCACCAAACATAAATTCAATCAAACCATTTGCTGGATAGTGATCTTTAAAATCTTCTTCTATTTCTTTATCCATGTTGGGAGGCAATTTAAGATAAACAACTGCTGAGAAGTCACCACTATGATGATGCCAAGGATTATATTCTCCAGCATATTGACTAACTACCCAACTATGAGTTAAATGAATATTATCCAGTGTTGGAGTCAACTCACCAGCAATCTTTTTCCATGAATGGTGATTACCTTCTTTAATACTTTCTTTTAGATAATCAACACAGGCATTTTTCATAGTACTAAAAAGAAGCTCTCTATGTTCTTTATTTCTAATCGGTATTTGAACTTCTTTATGAACCTTGCCTACAAGTTTGTGCGACCAATCCCATTCAATACTGGCCGTATCACTATTGAGCACTTTGTCAGCTGTCTCATTTACAATTTCAACAAATTTATCTGGAACAACAGACTCCATTATTGTTGGAGAAAAGGGCCTATGAAACTTCGGGGTCGTTTTCATCTTCACCTAACATTTTAATATAGTCTTCTATCCCACCCAAATTAACTTCGCTTTCAAAATCATCGTCTGTAGTTGTTGTAAGCTTTACAAGATTTTCTAAAATCGGTTGAGTTTCATGGGGAAGCTCCATACCTCTATATATAGTTCCTTTTGTAAATTCGATTAACAAACTCATATCTCGAATGAAGTCCTTTCCAGTAACCTCAATACCATTTTCGCCCAAAGTATGAATCATTTGAACGATTACACTTTGACACAATTCGTCAGCAAAATTTAATTTTTCGTGTAACTCAATTACACTTTCATCGGGGACTTTAACCTTTCTTTTTGATTTTGGCCACGGTCCTTGGATTACGTTTTTTGATACGCTTCCGTTCTCTTGGTCCGTCATTAGAGACACCTTTCTCTTCGTTATACATTTCTTGAGTATATACCCCTATATCTGGATACCTCGTACCTACGTTACGTTTAGGAGTTCCATCTTTCTCATAAGCCATGGCAACACAGGTCCATTGTATTCTCTTTTCTTGATGTTCACCGTAAAAATTATCTACCCAATCTCCATCCCGCAAATATTTTAGCATGTTCCGAACATAGCCTTCATGGTCACATTGCCGAGCATATGCTCCTTTAATACCCTGTTTTACTCCAGCACGTTCAGAACTTGCAAGGTCTTTCTGTGTCTTAATCCACACTTTAACCTTGTTAGGATGTGTTGGATAGTCATCAGGCAAATCTCGTAAAGTGAGATGTATCCCACTTTGTCCATAATCAGGATTTTTTTCTGCTCTTGCAGCTCTAGCCTTTTCTAACCGAGCCGCTGCAGCTGTCCGTTGATCATCGGACATAGGTTTTCTTGGTTTACGCTTTTTGGGTGCTTGCCAATTACTATTATCAGTCTCAGCGGTTATTTTGCGGCGGGCCACCATTAAACTCCTCTTCACGTTTAGCGTTTTCTTTTCTTTGTCTGCGAACTGCAGCAGCTTTTGATCGTCTGCGTTTCTCAGATTTCCCTACATAATGTTCTCGTTCCCGCAGCTCATTAAATAGGCCATCTAATTGCAACTTTTTCTTTAAAACTCTTAATGCCTGATCGACATTATTATTACGAACATCAACTCTCATTATTTAATAACCTTTACATTTTTGGAGGAAATTTTATAAGCTTCTCGTAATGCTTTCGCAATTTCTTCAGAAACTGGGATTAATTCTTTTTCCCCATCTTTATCAATTTCGGTACTAATATACCCATCCGCTTCTAATTTATCTAATAGAAAAGTTACAAACTTATCATGAAGACCTGAGCGGCCAAAATATTTACCAGCATAAAAGGCGCCCAGTAAACTTCCAACAGAAAGGAGTGTGTGTACAAGAGTATCCATAACAATATTTATCTTTCATTTGCATCGTTATATATACTATACACGAAAAATTGGATAATGTCAAGCACTATTTGGCTACCAAATCATTATAATTCTCAGTAGTTTCTAGCATACCCCAGCTTTTAATCCAGCTTGCTGTTCTTTCTAGTTCATCTTCTGGAATAGGTGCTGGTTCTACTACTACAATTCTACTCCCCTTTAAATCTGAAACAGATAAAGTTCCAATCTCAGGGTCTTTTTCTTTATGGTAATCAATAAAGTATTGCAGATATTTTTTCTTATCTGTGTTGATACGTTTTACTGCCTCGCATACCGCACGATTAAATTTAGCATAGGTTTCTGCATCAACCTTATCGGATGCAACTTCAGTACCATGATAGAAAGCACTCGCAACTACTCTACATCCATTTTTCTCTGCAAGTGTTAAGTAGGGCTCTGTCAGAGTTGTTGCTTCTACCATACCAGACATCATTGCATCATAACGATGGCGTGATCCGTTTGGTGCGCTACAAACATTTATTTGATCTCTCTCAAGAAACCCCTCTAACATATGTAATGCAAGATAATGTGTTCCAAAAAAGAAAGGAACTCCTACTAGTTTACCCGCTAACTGTTGAGGTGTATACACTTCAGATTCTGGCCTTACTACAAGTCCAGCAAATGATACGATTGATCTACGTCCTATCTGTCGTCCACTTTCGATTCCAGAATCTTGAACCCGACAATAGTTTCCCCACTCGCAAGCATTGTACATGTCTGCCTTACCCTGTTCAAACAATTTACCGTGACTAGAATGTGGGTCTACTTCACTAGGGTCTTTAATATCTATTGCGGTAGGTTTTATAATTTGCACGTTATTTTCGGTAGGATCACGATCAACCCAATTAATATCTAATCCTTCTAATGCAAAGAGCCCTTCT